CCTCTACTAGCCCACGTTGGTCTGGAAATGAAGAATTGCCCGCCAATAAGGTATGGACATCCTTAATCATTTCTTTCATATCAGTAAGCTCCTCCTTAATGGTTTCTATTTCTTGAGCCATAACGTCTAATCGGTTTTTTTCGTGGGTGGTCATTAGTTTATAATAGTTTGGAATGAATCTACTTGTCCTGAGTCATCTACAAATTCAGAGGAATATAATATTGAATCTTGGCTACCACCTTTTAAATCCATTCTGTAGTCAAGCAATGCAAATGTTCTGTTAGCATACCCAACAACATCGTAAGTAAATTTAGATCCTATAGGATAGTAATTTGATTTGTAATCGCCCTGGATTGTAACATTTGTTAAGCAGCTATTCTTCTGTATGGACTTGCAAATTTCCAATAGATATGTTTGTAATGCTATATAGTCTGTAGAGATAAAGCTACTACCAAAAACCTTATAGGGCTCAAAGTATAGACTTGATGCAGGGTTAAAATACCTATCTACTATTTGGTTGCCAAGTATATTCCCGAATTGCATAGCAGGGACTTCCCTATCTGTTACAGTTGTATTAACCGCCATTATCCTATCAGCGTTAGTGCCATCAAGCATAAATAGATTTGAGTCTAATGATAGGCTTTGGTCTGAGTTTAGTACCCCCTCATAGAATGATACAAATTGTTGGCTATTAATAGCACCTGGTACACTTGTTCCCTTGAATACCTGAAGATTTATATACTGAACATATAATCCTAATTCTAAATCCCACCCATTAGCGATAGAAACAGTCCTATAAGGCTTGTAAAATCTTAACTTGACCTTAGACCCATCTGGTGCATTTAGAAGGCCGTTAAACTCATATAAATACCTATCTGAATCGCCTACAAAGTTCTGAGTAAGCGTCATCGGCATTAGGTAGTTAGTATAACCAGGTAAACTTGTACTGAATGTTATAAAGTCAAACTCACCGGTAGAAAAGTTGTAGTAATATGTATCTCCCTCTCTTGACTCCATTATTAATGAAACCTCTGGCTTGGGTCTATGGGTTGTTTGTTGCCCTGCTGTGTAGTTCTTTAATCTGCCATCTGTAAGTGCAGAAAACGCCATAGATACATAATCCTCAGAGTTTGTATCAGTCCACTCGCTATCTATAAATGTTGTAGCGGAGAAATTTGCAGTAGTCCTTACGTTTACTTGAGAGCCAACTATATTTGGTATGTTAGTAGCCCTATTGGTAGTAAACATAGAAAATGGAGTAATCCCAAAGTCATTTAACCCAGTGCTTGATGGAGCAAATACAGGAGAGTCACCATTAGCCAAAAACCAGTTAGGTATAGCGTAAGTATCTGTAAACGGAGAACCTAAAACCCTAGATATTACAGATAGATTGTAGTTAGGCAAGTTAGAATTTACACTAGCATTATTTTGGATAACCACGCTCTCATCTGGGTAGTTAAATCTTATAGTTTGTGTTCTACCTAAGTTTTTGAAGCTTGATGAGTTTAATGCTACCGTAGTATCTGTATGGGTTCCGCTTGATGTAAGCGAATAAACGACCTCTCCTGATGTAAACCCACTAATTGTATATAAGTTATGGACGAATGTATTTGAGTTCACTAATGACTCGTATGGTCTAACATTCAGCACATATCCACTAGGAGACCCTGAGAAATAAGCTACAAATCCAAATTGGCTACAAATGCCAGCAAGTATATTATAGGTTGTATCGTATTGACCCTTTTTAAGTAAGAATGCGTTAGCCTGAACCAGCATTTCATCTAAATCAAGGTCTGAGTTTATGGTAGTTAATTGATTGTTATATGTGTTTAGTAAGCTAACCTCAAGCCCTAAGAACTCAAAATTTGTATTTATATTTATTCTCGTCTTATCGGTTATACCTGTATAGTAAGTACATCTCATGATAACATCAAGGATAGACCTCATGTCATTGCATTTGTACTTAACATTTTTATTTGTATCAGAAGGAAGGAAGTTATAGAATCTATTTACCTTTAATAATTGTATATCTGAGAATTGCAGAGATATGAGGATTGGTTCAATATCTTGTATTGATAAGTCGGTAGTAAATACGTAATGGCCTTTCCATATAACATCCGAACCCCTTTTAACCTCCATCAAGAAGGTATCAATATCTGCTGTAATAAACTCGCTTATATCAAAGGAATCCGTATTCCATAAACCATCATAATCATTCCAGTTGGTAGGTATATCTTCCCAGTATCTAAGAGTTAGTGAGCCTAATAATATATTGAATGTTGCCTTTGTGGCGATAATTGGCTTATATTGAGAAGCACCTGAACGATCAGTCTCTATTGTTAGAGGAGTACCACTTCCTGACAACTCGTAAACTACACCAGTATAGTCTTTCTTATAGATTATTACTTCGTATTGTTGTGGTGCGTTCTGAAATACATCAGAAAACCTAAATATATATTTTGCTCCGTATGCCATTAAAAGTATTTGTTTCTATTGTTTGACGCTCTATCCAAAAGGATAACTAAATCATTCCCGCTTACTCTTGTTTCTAATACACCACCACCTGAAGAAGAATTAGCAGTATTTATAGATGTGTTTATCCCATTTGTTGTCATAGACCCTATCGAATGAGCAGATGTAGCACCAACACCGCCTGCAAATCTCATTCCTATTATCTGCCCAAAAACATCTTTAAAACTTGTGTTGCCAGCACCAGGGAATAATGAACTTAATATTGAAGATAATACACCAGCAGCCATTGCAGCAGCAGCTAACCTCTTAATCATAGCTAATAATGCTTTTCCTATACCTTCAAAAGAGAAAGTACCTGTAGTCAACATTTCATTGAATGAGTTTACTAACTCTCCACCTACAGTTTGGGCTAAATGCTGAACCCATTGATTTGCATTTTGAGTTGATATGCTTAAGGCTTCATACGCCCTTGATTGCTTATTTATATTCTCAATTCTTTGTTGCTCTCTTGCTAAATCCTCATTACTAATTAATATATTTGGTGCGGTTAACTCACCTACTGTACTTGTAACACCCGCAGATTGTGCTTTATTTAATTGACCAAGAGTTCTTGTATAATCTAAATAAGATTGCTTTAATGCGTCTACAGATTTTTTGGTTTGCTCTATACCTTCCTTGCCCTTAAATACAGTATTTAAGAAATCCTTAAAGCTAAATGTAGATTCAGATGCTTGTTCTGATGCAAACTTTATACTATCTCCAAATTGAACTAACTGTTGTCCAGCATTCTTTATGATAGCACCTTTTAGCGGATCAAACGTAGATACTAAAGTTCCAAGTAATGTAGATGATGCCTTTACAAAAATCTGTATTAATCCTATAATATTATTTATTACATTCTTAGCGATATTGCCTATGGCCTCAAAAGCACCTGTAAAGTCACCCTTTATTACAGAACTTGCAAACCTAAATATATTAAGAACCGTATTCATAGTATTGTAGATTATACTATAAAATGTCTTAAATACGGTAGATATATCAGAACCAAATTCACTCCAAACTGCGATAGCAAAATCTACAGCAGCTCTCATTATTTGGTTTATCATCCCAACAGCCTCTTCTAATCCCGAAACAGCAGCAGAAAGCATATTAGATGCAGGAGGTTTACTAAGATAATCTACAAGCCTTCCCATGGCACTTTCGCTATCGTTTGCCATTTTGTTAATAGCTCCTGATACAGTACCTCCGTTTCTCTCTACACCTTGTGCCCAATAAGCAAATACTGTAAGACCCGCGGCTAATGCAGAGCCAATAACAGATAAAGCAGCACCAAAGCCAGCAGACACTCCTGATAGTAAAACTAATTGGTCAATAAGGATAGGAATGTTGTTGGAGATAGCTAATACTCCAAGCCCAAAACTTTGGGAGAAGAAACCCGCATCCCTGATAACCTGACCAAAAGCAAAGGTAGCTAACCTAGCCCTATTCATATCAGCACCAACCTTATTCGTGGTTTGAGCCATTGTACTAAAAGAACTAGTGGTAGAGTCTGTTGTAGACTTTAAACTATTTAGGGTTGATTGTGCTTCTTTTATACTTTTCTCTAAAGCACTTATGTCTGCACTAATCCTTACCTGAAAATTACTATCCATTGTTATCTAACTTGTTTACGACCTCTTGGAAGTCATCTTTACTAATTGGGTCTAGTTTAGGCTTTTTGGGTTTGCCTATTTTATCTGTCCAAAGCGGAAGTATCTCCTCTGGTTTCTTTTGGTCTTGTTTTTTACCAACATTAGCGTTGTAAATCATTGACACAACCGACCTCGTATGTTCCCACTCCTGCGACTTTCTTTTAATTTGACCATAAGCATACCTATTATAGTTTGCCCACGTCATATCGAAGAATTGGTCGGGAAGAAGCCCCACTTCACATATAGCAAAGTCAAGAACCTCTTCCCA